TTGACGTAGCACACGTTGGACGAGGAGCCACCCATGACGGAACGCAGCCACCAATGGTACCGAGTTCCGTTCAAGCGGTGCGCGGTATCGCGGAACAGGTCGAACTGGCAGTCGAAGCCCACGCTGTAGCCCTTCGTCCCCCACACGGGGTAGCCGTACACCTCCATCTCCGACAGCGAGAACACCTTGCCGATATCCTGCCAGCTCCACGAGTTGGAGTCGTTGAGCGCGCCGCTGGCGCTGTACCGCTCCTCCAGCAGGACGCGCTGGGTGAGCAGGTACTTGGTCAGCCCCTCGGGCAGGCACGCCTCGAAGGCCGTCTCCCACGCCTTGAGGTTGCTGTTGGGGTAGGGGCATTTCTGGTCGGCGGTGCCCTGGTTCGTGTTGGTCGTGTTCCACATCAGGAAGCTGTCGTTGGCAACGCCGGTCACGGTCTTGGCCACGGCGATGGGCGCGGAGGCCACGAACGCGATATGGTGTCCCTTGCTGTTGTCGCCGCAGTAAAGGTACGGGTCGATGTGGGCAAGCAGGAACCGCACAGATTGCTGTGTGGTGACGGCGGATGCGCTCACAAGCGGCACGTCCAGGTAGTCGCCAACGCGCAGGCCTGCGAAGTTCGCGGCGGCGATGCGCTTATGCAGCGCGTCGTACACGCTGCCGCTGCCGATCTCTCCCGCCAGGATGGTGGCGATGTTCTGCCCGCCGTACTTGCCGATTTGGCCCTGGCGGTTGTACTCGGCGTTGTTGAGCGCCGTCTGCGCGTTGCTGCGCGTGGTATCGTCGATGACCTCGTAGCCGATGCCGCCCACCGACATGGTTTTCGCTTGTGCCATTTCGTTGCCTTTCTACTTGAGGTTGAGGGTTGTGCCGGACGCCGTGCAGGTGCTCCCGAACGTGATGGTGCTGCCAGATGCGCTGGCCTTGGAGGCGGGGCAGTACACGGTGCCGTCGTCGTAGATGAACGCGTCAGTGGCGTCGGCCAGCTTGCCGTACAGGTCGGCTATCTGCTGCTTCTGCTTGGCCATGTCCGAGCTGCCCGCGCTGCCCTGCGCCACGCTGTTGGCTATCTGCAGGGCGATGTTTGCCGCCGCGTCGGCGTTCGAGGCCGCGCCGTTTGCCGCAGCCGTGGCGGCTTGCGAGGCCGTCTTCAGCTGCGACGCCTCGGTCACGCGGTCGCTTTCCGCCGTGGCTCGCTTCTTCTCGGCCTCTGCGCGCTTGGTTTCGGCGGTCTGGCGTGCCTTCTCGTTCGTGGCGCGCTGGTTTTCCGCGCTCGCGCGGGAGGCCTCGGCCTTCTGCATCTGCGCGTTCAGCGCGCTCACGTCGGCTAGCTGCCCTTCGAGGTTCGCGATGATCGCCTCCACCGCATCGACGTACGGGCCGGATATCTCGCCCGACGCGCTCGCCGAGGGCAGCACGTTCACCAGGACGTTCTCGGTGGTGGCGTCCAGCCCCGCCGCGTTCCGCACACGCACGTAGCACACCTTGAGCAGCCCGGCCACGCCGAAGACGGCGGGGTCGACCGTCACGGTGGCCACGTTGTCGCTGATGCCAGTGAACTGCTGCTCCACGTAGGTGTGGTCGGGTTTCGCAGCCATGAGGTGCACCTTGCATCCCGTCAGGGCCGCCTTCTTGTCGCCGTCGTAGATGGCGGCCTTCAGGACCTCGGCGCTGTCGCCCTGGTGCACGGTGATGACGGGCGGCGCTATGTTGGTCTTCTTGAGGTTGAGCGTAAGCTCGTGCGTTGCCATGCCTCATTCCTTTCCTTCGGCCGCAAGTGTCCGCGATATGTCGCCGGGCTGCGCTCTGTGGACCCCGCATATCTCCTCGTCGGTGAGCGCCGAGAAGTCCACGGCGTTGGCCTCGCCGCCTTCCGCGTCCATGACGGCCACGGGGCTGGACACGAGCGTGAAGCCGCCCTTGCCGTCGAACTCGAACACGTCTTCCGATTCCACGATGGCCCGCGCCGTGGCCGGGTCGCTGATGCACTCGAACACCGGAAGCGCCTCGGGCGGCTTCGGCGCGCCGTCGAGCGCCTGCGGCGCTTCGGGCTGCTGCACAAGGTGGTAGAACATTCCGTTTCCTCTCTCGCTGGTCTAGTTTCCCGTGATGCTGCTCATGCCGGTGATGATTCCGTTCACCACGTTGATGGTGCCCCACGTCCAGTTGTTGCCGTTGTTGGTGATGCACCCGATGAACTGCGTGGAGCCCGTGTACCCGTAGGTGCCGCCGCTGCTCGGACTGGTTCCTATGGCGAACTTCGGGGCGAGTATCCTGGCGGTGCCCGACGACCCAATGTCTGCGCGGCTGCTATCCAGGTACACGTAGTTGCTGGAGTTCTCCTGCAGCTTCACGTACGCCGAGCCGCCCGCGTTGCTGTTGCCGCTCCTCATGTACAGCTGCTCGCCGGGATGGCTCATGTATCCCGCGTAGTAGGGGGTCGTCAGCCACGTCTGGCGGTAGTAGCGGTTGACTGCCAGGAAGCCGTAGCCGCAGGCGGACATGCCCACGCCGTCGGTCGAGCTCGCCGTGGGGCTGTCCTTCGCGTGGACGGCCTCGATGGTGCAGTACTCGGTCGAGCCGTCCACGAACGACGCTCCCGGGTGGTTGTTCGTCGTCGTGCCGGTGGTGATGTAGTTGGTTGACGACGTGCCGACCATGTTGCAGCGGAACATGGAGGTGCTGCCCACCAGCACGGTGCCCGCGATGATGGAGCCGTTCTTGTCGTATATCTGGAAGCCGTTGGTGGCGTTGATGTACACCTTGTTGCCGTTGCCGTCCGTCATGAAGATGGAGCCGTCGCGCAGATAGAAGGCCCCGCTGTCGAGGTCCCAGTACGAGTTGCCGCCCTTGATGCGGCCCGTGGTCAGCTCGTCGGCGGTCACGCCGTCGCCGGTGATGGCCGTGCGCCACTTCCACGCGCCGCTGGAGTACTTTGAGTTGGCCACGCCGATGACGCCGCCGCCTATCTTCACGCACTTGGTCGCGTTCTCCGGCTTCTTGTCGTACACGAGGATGCCCTGGCCGGGCTCCTCGTACACCCAACCGCCCGTGGTGTTTATCTCGCTGTTGAGCATTTCCACGATCTTCTTGCGGATATCCGTCGGCAGCTGATCGAGCTGGTTCTGCAGCCCATCAACCTCGCTCTCGGCGCTCGTCAGGCGCTCGTCCAGCGAGCCGGTGACGCCTTCCAGGTACTCCTTGTTGGCCTCGTCTATCCGCTTGAGCACGCTCTCGCTCTGCTCCACCGTGGTGTCGGTGTAGAGCTTGAGCACTTCCTCAAGGGACAGGTTGCCGTCGTCGGAGTACTTCTTCAGCGCCTCTTCCAGCGTGGTGTCGCCCTTGTCGGCATACTCCTTGAGGGCCTTGTCAAGCGCGTCCTTCACCTCGTCGGTGTAGTCCTTGGCCGCGCCGCCCTGCTCCCTGGCGAACGCCTCCTGGCGCTTCTCGGAGGCCGCCAGGCTCTCGCCCCATTTGCCGGTCGATGCCTTGTTGGACGCGTTTATCGCGTCGGCCACGGTGGCGCGGATGCTCGAAGCCGTTCTCTTTGCGCTGGACTTCTGGGCGGCCATCAGCTCGGCCACGGTCTGGTAGTTGCCGAACGTGTAGGTGACCTCGCCGGGGCGCAGCTGATCCTCCACCACCTTGGTGATGCGGGTGCGCACGCGCAGTGGCGGGTCGTACACCTTGTCCACCACGGTCACCAGGTCGCCCTCGTCCGCGCCCTCGAAGCCCTCGCCGGCGCGCGCAAGCGCCGTGGCGTCCACGGTGTAGGACACGGTGGGCACGCACGACTGCGCCAGCTGCGCCTCGGTGAGCTTCTTCAGCTCGGCGGCGTCCTCGCAGTCGGAGAACTCCACGTCGCCGAACACGTGCGCCTTGCCGCCCTTGCCGTCGGGCCGTCCCCAGCGCGCCAGCGCGTCGGCCGACCCCACCCAGTTCTGCCCGCCGTTCACGTCGCCGAAGGTCAGCTTGCGATCGTAGCCGCCCGTCAGGTTGCCGTCCTCGTCGGCGGTCTGCAGGGACTTGCCGTAGCCGTACAGGGCGGTGCACACGTTGCCCTCGTCCACGCTGCGCTTGACGCTCACGAGGTCCTTGGCGTAGGTGAAACGCTTGCCGTTGTCCTCGCCGACCTGCTTGGCCATGCACACGCGGCGTGCGGTCACCTTGGTGCCGCTCACCTGGATTTCGAACGACAGCTCGCCGCCCCAAGTGTCTGCCACGTCGTGGATGGCCGCCCATGCGTTGGTGTGGTAGAAGTTCGTGCCGGCCTGCCCGAGGTCGGCCACGGTTCCGACCTGCCAGCGCGAGGAGGACAGCGCCGAGGCCAGCGCGGCGTAGGCGCTCACGTCGTAGGGGCGCTTGTCCTCCAGGTAGTCGCCCAGGAGCTCGATTTGCGCCGAGGTCGGGCAGTAGTACGTGTAGAGGATGCCCGCGCTTGCGCGCTCCTCCTCCACGCCGTCCACGATGTTCTCGTGCCAGCGGCCCTTGAGGTCGCGCCACACCAGGCGGTCGCCCTTGTCCAGGCGCGCCAGCGTTGTGATGCTCAGGGCGTTCTCGCCGTTGACCTCGCGCGTGTCCTCGCACTCGAACAGCGTCTTGATGGGTCCCTTGTACGCCTCCCAGCGGTCGCATGCCCACAGAATCATCAGCCCACGTACCTTTCCGTCCACTGTACCGTCGCGGTGCCGCTGGACAGCTTGAGGCTGTTGGCCCCCGGCTCCAGCGGGAAGAAGTCACTCTCGAAGGTCACGGGCGCGGGGCTGCCGTCCACCGTGGCCTGCGGGGCGGCCATGTCGATGACCACCGCGCTCGATGCCGTCACCGCCTTGTCGATCTGCACGAATTCGCCCGTGCCCATGTTCGTCAGCCGCAGCGCCGACGTGCTGCCGCCGGGCCTGACGGTCACGGTGGGGTAGGTGCGGAACGTCCCGCCCACCTGCACGCCCGAGGTGCCCGACACGGTTGCGCGCCCCTCGGCCCCGTAGGCCACGGGGTCGTATGCCGTGAACGTCAGCGTGGCCTCGCCGGTGTGCCACAACGTGTCGAGCGCGCCCGGCGAGGTCAGCACGGCCATGTAGCGCAGGCCCAGGTGCCTCTCGTCGTCCAGCCACAGCTCGGCCTCCTTGAGGCACAGCAGGCGCGAGGCCATGAGGCGGCGAAGGGCCGCCATGTCGTCGGCGGGGCGCGCCCTCCAGGCCGCCGCCACGTCTATCGTCAGGGGTTTCAGCTCTGCGCGCATGAAGCGCGAGCCGGGCTGCCCGGGCACGTCGCGCGTGGCGATTTCGTACTCGGGCAGCAGCGAGCGGGTCACGAGCCGGGTGTCGAACCACGGCGCGAAGTCGAAGCCGTTGTATATCATGCGAAGCACTCCTGCCGTTTGATTTCCTTGGCTATCTGGCGGGAGATTTTCTCGATGTCGGCCTCCTCCCGCACGGTCGCGTACAGGTTGATTGTCACGTTCGTGTCGCCATGGGCCGCGCCGCCCTTGCCGTCGAGCAGCTTGGCGATGCCCTCGGCCAGCGGGCGCGCGCCGCGCTCGTTGAACGGCACCACGCCCTCGGGGCCCGCCTCGCCGACGCCGATGACGCTGGGGCCGTTGAACACGCCGCCCTTGGCGTACCAGTCGATGCCGAAGTGCGGCACGCTCGGCGGGGCGATGCTGAAGCTGCCGGAGATGGACAGGTGCGGCAGCTTCAGGTGGGGCAGCGACCATGAGAAGTTGAAGAACCCCTTGATGGAGTCGATGACGTTGCGCACGGTGTCGCGGGCGTTCTGTATCGGCGTCTCGATGGCGCTCTTGATGGAGTTCCACACGCTGCTCACGGTGTCCTTGGCGGCGTTGAACACGCTGGAGATCGTGTCGCGGATGCCGTTCACGATGCTGGATATGGTGGAGCTGATGCCGCCCCACACGCTCGACGCCGTGCTGCTCACGGCACCCCATATGGAGTCCCACACCGTCTGAATTGCCGACAGCACCGCCGATATGGTGGAGCTGATGGCATTGATGGCCGCGCCTATCGCCGAGCCGATGGCATCCCATATGCTGGAGGCGGTGAAGCTCACCGCGCCCCACACCGTGCTCCACACGCCCTGGATGACCAAAAGGGCTGCGCCTATCACGTCGCTAACGTACTGGATGTATGCGCTCACCGCGCCGTAGATGGCCTCCCATATGGCGCTGGCGGTGCCGCTGATGCCTTCCCACGTCGCGCCCCACCATTCGGAGAGCGCCGTCACCACGTCGGTGATGACCTGGCTCACCGCGTCGATGTAGCCTCCCACCGCGCTGCAGATCGCGTCCCATGCCGCCGTCAGCTGCTCGCCGAAGTTCTCCCAGATGAAGTTCCAGGGTATGAGCAGCGTCTCGATGGCCAGGTTCAGAATCTCGCCCAGCAGCATCACGGCGACCTGCACCACGTTGCAGATGCCGTCCCAGATGGACGAGGCGATGCCGGCCAGGCCTTGGAAGAACCCGGCTATGGCGTCGATGGCCCCCTGCACCGTGGAGCAGATGCCGTCCCACACGCCGCCCAGCTTCTCGCCGAGCTGCGAGAAGAACTCGCCGACGCTTTGGGCCACGTCGCCCGCCACCTGGGTGGCCACCTCGAACGCGGCGCACACGGCATCCCACACGGCGGTCACCGCGTCGCGGAACTCCTCGCAGTTGTTCCACAGCAGCACCACGGCGGCGATGATGGCCGCTATGGCCGCTACCACGGGGTGAGCGGCTATGAGCCCCAGCGCGCCGGCGCCCAGCTTGCCGACCACCTGGAAGGCCGCTCCGATTTTCGGCACGGTGTCCACGACGGTGCCGACCGTCGACAGCACGGGGCCTATGGCAGCCGCTATCGTGGCGATCGCCAGCACGGCGGTCTGGCCGCCCTCGCCGATGCCGGCGAACCACTCGGAGAACGACTTGACGACACCCGCCACGTTGGTGGCGATGTTGAGCAGTGGCTCGCCAAGCGGCTCGATGGAGCCCTGCAGCTCGCGCATGGCCTCCTGCGATTTCACGGCGAAGCTGTCGGAGGCGGCCTCCTGGGCCTGCTGCGCAGCGCCCGCCACGTCGCCGAAGCTGTCCTGCACGCCAGCCAGGGACTCGATCATGCCCATGGCATTGTCCTCGCCCAGCGAGGACCACAGGGTGGAGGCCAGCGCGGCCTTGTCGTACTCGTTTGGCATCTGCGTGAGGTCGCCCAGCACCGCCTGCAGCATGTCCTCGGCGGTGGCGCTGCCGTTCTTGAAGTTCTCGAAGACCTCCTGCGTGCCCTCGCTGAACGAGCCGATGGATTCCTCCATGCGGCCGTCGGACAGCGCCGTCAGGAACTCGTTGAGGTAGTCGCCCACCTTGTCCAGGTTGTACGCGCCGTTGGACGTGCCCGCTTCGAGCAGCGAGAAGTACTCGCTGGCGCTCATTCCCGCCTCGCCCCATCGCACGGAGTATTCGCTCAGGTTGTCGCCCAGCTCGTCGGTGTAGTTCAGGCCGCGCTGCATGCCCGCCGTCAGCAGGTCGCTGGCCTCGGTGGCGGACAGCCCGAAGCCCTCCATGAGGGCGTTGGTGCCGCGTATGGACTCGTTCACGTCTGCGCCGAAGGTGTCCGACAGCATGAGTGCGTTGGTGGTGACGGTCTGCAGGTCCTCGTCGGACACGTCGCGAAGGGTGGACTTGCACTGGATCAGCGCATCGTTGACCTCGTCCAGGGACTGGCCCCAGCCACCCTCGTATATGCGCTTGCCTATGCCGCTGAAACGCTCGGCCTCCTCGCCGGACACGCCGAACGCGGCGGCTATGCGGGCGTTGGCCTGCTCGTAGTCGCTGGCCACGCCGAATACGGCTTTGCCGGCGGCCACCACGGGCGCGGTCAGCGTCACCGTGGCGGCCGTGCCGGCCTTCTTGAACGAGGACGACAGCTTCGCGGCCTTCTCGTCGCCCTCGGTTATGTTCTTCCAGGAGATGCCCTGGAGGTCGCGCTCCAGGGCCTTGATGTTCTTGGATACGTCAACGGTGTCGAGCACCGCTTTGATGATGACGTTGCCGTCCATGCTCACCTCGTCGCTCTCTTGAGCGCGGCGAACACATCGCGCATCGCCGCGTCGCTTCCTTCCTCAGAGCCGTGTGAGCTGCGGCCTTTGCCGAGTTCGAACGCCTTGTGGGCGGCGTTCCAGGCCTCGACCTCCTGCCTGTTGTATTTGGTTGGCTTCGGCTTGGTCGCCGGGTTGCGGTAGTGGATGGCTGCGCCGAGCGGCGTGTCCTGCGGGCAGCCGCCCACGAGTGCCACGAACTCGGCGAAGCTGATGCGACCGCGCACCTCGTCCCACTCGATGCCGTAGGCCTGGCGGAAGCTGGTGCGTATGCGCGCTGCGTCCTCCTCCAAGTCCCACAGCGGGGTCTCGTGCGGGCGGTCGCCGGTCAGGTCGAGTCCACACATGTCCCATACCGCCGCGTCGCGCATCCGCACGAACTCGGCGGCGTCGTAGTCGCATGCGCACCACGCGTCCGCCCAGTCCACGAAGAACAGCGCCAGGAACTCGTCCCGGCGCTGGTCGTCGGACTTGCCCTCGTCGGTCAGCACCTCGATGACGCGGATGATCGTGAGCGCGTCGTCGCGCACCAGCACCTCCTCGCCGTTCCACGGGTAGCGCGTGGCGCTCGTGCCGTCGGGCAGCCGCACCCGCTCGGCCGTGAGCGCGGCTGGCAGCATTACTTGCCGCCCTTCTTCTTGCGCTTGGCCTTGGCGCGGCGCTGGGCGCGGTTGAGCGCCTGGACCTGATCGGCGCGCTCGCTGTATGCAAGGCCGCACGCCATCAGCTGCTCGCTGGTCGCGTGGCGCGCCAACATGTTGAGGAACGTGGCGAAGACCTCGCCCAGGATGCGGATGTTCTCCTCGGGCGCGATGGGGCCCTCGTCGCCGCCCATCCACGCGAGCAGCTGCTCCCAGCCCTCTGTGCCGATGAACGCCGAGATGGTGCGCTTCATGAGGCGGGCCTGCGCGGCGTTGGCCTCGGCCGCCTTCTCGGGGGTGTCGGCCTCGCGGGCCATCTGCTCGTTGGCCTGCGCGCGGTCGATGGCGTTGCCGACCTTGGCCAGGTACTCCTCGATGTGCTTGTCGTCGAACCACACGCGGAAGCGCGGCGTGTCGGGGTTCTCCTCGGGGTCCTCGAAGAACACGTCCTCGTACGCGCGGATGTTTTTCAGAAGTTCCATTTGTTGCCCCTTTCGTGAGCGGTGAGCGTCGGGCATAGAAAAGGGGCGCGGGCCGCTCACTAGCCCGCGCCCCCATGTCCAGGAGGTTATGTCTGGTGTCGCCTGCGGCTACTTCGCCGCCACGGTGACCTTCACCTGCGTACAGATGCTCGGCTTGGACGCGCAGCGCACGGTGATGACCGCCTCGCCTGCGGCCACGCCCGTCACGTTGCCGTCGCTGTCGACGGTGGCCACGTCGGTGTTGCCCGATGCGAAGAAGCACTTGGCGTTCGCCTCGGCGGGCGTGACGGTCGGCGCGAGCTTCATGGACTTGCCCACGGCCGGGCCGGTCGGCGCGGTGCAGGTGACGCCCGTGGGCTGCTTGAGCTTGTTGGCGGGGATGTAGCGCATAGCGCCGGCGCCCGAGATTGTGCAGGAGAACGCGCCGGGGTCGGACGCCGCGCCCTGCTGCGAGCCGACGGTCAGGCCCAGGTAGGTGCAGTCGCCCTCCACCACGTCGCCGTTGGGGTCGGTGTGGCGGAAGTGGCCCGTGCGGCCCTCGCCGGTCTCAAGCGCCAGGCTGGCAACGAAGTCCTGCGCGGGGTCGCCGTAGCAGCGGTCGCCTGTGACCTCGTACTGCGGCTGCACGCTCTTCACCTTGTCGGTGGGAGTGCCGTAGCCGTCGTAGTAGTCCTTGGTCTCGGTGGTCTCGTTGGTGGTCGGCTTCACCTCGGTGATGCCGCGCGAGAAGATGGCCCACGTGGGGCTGGCCGCGTCTGGCGTAGTGTCGATCTCCAGTGCGCTCATGTAGTTGGGCGCGAAGCCCAGGTCTTGGTTCTTTGCCATCGTTATCCCTTCTCTATGGTTATGGTCGCTTTGATTCGGAACTCCCACAGGTACGGCCCGCCCTCCGGCGGCGTTATCTCCTGCGGCTCTGTGTACAGCGCCGCGCTGGTGAAGCCGTAGGAGCCGGTGGGCGAGGACAGGTCGGCCCCGTCCAACGCGTCGGCCAGGTCGTAGGCGTCGCCCATGGCCTTGGCCTCGGAGGTGTCCTTCACGATGACCTGCAGCACGTATCCGACACGGCGGGTGCCGTCCATGTGGCGCACCGCGTCGGCCGTGGGCATGGGCCTCAGCACCACCGCGTCGTCGTGGCCGCGCGATGCTGCCAGGCGGGTGAGGAGCACCGGGCCGTAGCCCAGGGCCTCTATGGCGGCCTTCGCCGCCTCCATCACGTCCGGGGCCATGTCACGCCCCCTCGGTCAGGAGGTCGACGGCCAGGCGCTCCCAGTCCTCGCCGTGCGCTTCCTTCGCGGCCTTCGGCCAGTCGGCCTTGGCCCTCGGGTTCTTGCCGTGCTTGATGGAGCTGTCGGGCAGGTCGCGCACGTAGGCGGCGTAGTCGGCGTCCCATATGACGAGGCCCTGCCTGAAGTCGGAGGCGGCCTGCATGGAGTTGTGCATGCGCTTGGTGTCCTCTGGCGTGAACGCGTTCATGTCCTCGGCCACGCTCATGGCGAACTTCACCTGCTTGGCCTCCAGCTCCTTCGCGCTGAAACGCTTCATGAGCTTGGTCAGGTCGACCGTAACTGCTGCGGGCATGGCTACCTCACCTCCAGTTCCCAGTGGTGGGGACGGGTGCCGAACGCGCGGCGGGGCGTGCACCTCGCCACGTTCATCCACTCGCCCCCGTCGATGCTCACGCGGCTGCCCACTGGCACGTCGAACATGCCGGGGCTGTCCGCGCCGTCTGCTATCACGAGGCCCTGCGCGCCGTCGCCCAGGCCGTACTCGCGCACGAGCCACGCCGAGACGGGCTCGAAGCGCACGCGGCGCACCTCGACGGGCTGCTCGAACTCGCCGCCGTAGCCGCCCTCCCTGGGCACCTTGACGAGCATGGTGGAGGGCCGCGCCGAGCGCGGCACCCGCATCATCTGGTACCCCCGATGCCCGCGTAGAGCAGCGGCGTTCCAAGCAGCTCGCGGCGGACGGCGGCCTCCATGTCGCTGCGGTAGGTGCTGGCCCCTTCGGTACCGGGGTTCCACGAGAACGAGCCGACGGTAAAGCCGCCGCCCTCCATGATGCCGCCCGAGCACCCGTATGCGGCGTCGACCTCGCAGGCCGCCATGACCGCGCGCGCCCACTCCTCGGAGCCGTCCGGCTCGTTGGGGAAGATCAGGTCGCGCACGGCTGCCGTGGCGTGGGGGAGCGCCGCCTTGAACTCCTCGGCGGACAGCTCCCCGCGCCCGGCTGCCAGGTAGTCCTCGTGGGTCGGGGCTCTAGTTTCCATCGTCCTCGGCCGCCTCGGGCTTTTCCGCCTTGCCCTTGGCGGGCTGCTCGTCTGCGGCCTTCGCCTCGGGCTTTTCCGCCTTGCCCTTGGCGGGCTTGGCTTTCTTCGGGGCCTCCTTCTCGAAGGCCAGTCCAACTGTGCGCATGTCGCGCCTCCTTCCTACGCGGCCTTCATGCCTGCGGTGATGTAGTGCGCCAGGTTCTCGCGGACGCCGCACACGCCGTACTTGCGGTACTTGAACAGGTGGCCGAAGCCCTGCTGGTTGTCCTCGGCGTCGATGACCTTGCCGTGCGCGAAGTTCCAGCGCAGCACCACGGCGTCCTTGTGGACGATAAGGAAGTTCATGTCCACCGCGCCGGTGCCCTTCTTGTAGTGGCCGATCTCCTCGTCCTTGGTGGTGCCGTCCAAAAGGTCGATGGCGCTGTAGAAGCGGGACTGCGGCACCTTCACGATGGAGGAGAAGCCGTCCAGCGCCTCGCGGGACTTGGTGGTGTCCAGGTCCTTCACCATACCCAGCAGGGTGGGGGTGATGAACAGCACGCGGCCCTCTTCCGGCACCTCCTTCTCGTCCATGTCGCACATGGCGGCGTTCAGGCCCTTGAGCATGTCCGCGCCGTCGGCGTAGGTCTTCTGCTCCTTGGTGATGCCGGTGCCTGCGCACAGCGTGGAGAACACGAACGCGTCTCCCTCGGGCACCACCTTGGTGCGGTTGAAGTGCGCGGCGGCGTTGCCGAACGCCAGGTTGAAGGACTGGGCGTCCACTTTCTGGTCGATTTCCAGGATGGTGCCGCGGTCGTAGTTGGCGCTGATGGGCTTCCAAGTCAGGGACGCACCGCTGTTCTGCGGCAGTCGCCCGTTGGCCTGCACGTCGCCCAGGCCACCCATGGAGTAGACGGGATAGTAGAACTCGCCCAGCTGCTCCATCTGCGCGATGTTGCCCTGCGGCGCGGCGCTCTCAAGCACTGCGGTCAGGGATTCCTTGCGGTACGCCTCCATGAGCACGCTCTCGTAGCCCTTGGGCAGTTCGATGCTGTTTGGCATGATTTACTCCTTTGAAGATTCGTCGGTGAGTCCGAAAGCTGCGCGGAAGTCGGCCAGGCCGTCGGAGCCTGCGCCGCCCTTGGGGTCGCCGCCCGCGCTCTCGCGGGGCTGGTCGGTGAACATGTAGGCGTTATCCTTCTTCAGGGCCTCGAAGTCGATGCCCGTGAGGTTGCCCTGCTCGTCCAGCTTCGCGTCAGCGATGTTCGGGATGATCGCGCGCGCCGCCTTGGCGTTGCGCACCCCCATCTGCGCCAGCTTGGTGTCGATGGCGAAGTCGCGGCGCATGTCGGCCTCGCGCTTCTCGGCGTCGGCCTTGTACGCCTCGTTGTCGGCCTTGGCCTTGTCGAGCGCGGCCTGCAGCTCCTCGGCGTTGCCCGCCTTGGAGGTGAACTCCTCGATCTGCTTGTCGCGCTGCTCCAGCTCGGCCTTGAGGGCCTTCACCTGCTCCTGGTACTCGTCGGTCTCGCGCTTGTACTTCGCGTAGGACACGACCTCCTTCTGGGGCTCGGTCTGCTGGCCTTCGCCGCCCTCGTTTCCCTGGGGCTTGTTGTCTTCAGCCATCGTTTGCTCCTTCCGTGTTTGGTTGCCGCGCTTCCCTGCGCGCTTGGATGGCCCACCGTTGTCGCCGTGGTCGCGTGCGGGGCATGTTGTCGCCGCCCCATCGCGTGCCTGCATCTTCCCCGAGGTGTCGCCAGGCAAAAGAAAAGGCCGCCCGTGATGGGCGGCCTTGATGCCGTGCGTCTATTCGGTTGTCGCTTAGTCTACTTCATCAGTCCCGCGTCGCGCAGCGCCTTGCGGGACTTGGCGAAAAGCTCCTCGCGCTCTTCTTTGGTCAGCTTTTCGGCGGCTTTCGACTCGGAGGCGCTGTCATCTATGACGAGCACCCAGTCCTCTGGCGTCACTTCTTTTTTGTCAGCCTGAACCATTTCGCTTCCTCGTTTCGCTCGTAGAGCATTTCGGTGGCAAGCTGGTCGATAACGTCGCCGCCCACGTTCGGGCACTCTCTTTTCGCCAGCTCTCGCAGCTCCTCGTACGCTTGTACGACGCTGCGGTCGTTCACCTTGATTTCGTAGATTGTACCATCGTGGCACGCCACCACTGAGCTGCGCACCCAGTCGTTTTCCGCCACCGTTCGAATGTCGGTCCACGACGGCGGCGAGCTCATGGGGTGGTTGTGGATCAGCACCACGCCGCCCTTGGTGCGCCTGCACGCCTCCACCTGCTTGGCGGTCAGGCCGCACGCCTGGCTCTTCAGGCCGTGCCCGAAGGTGTCGGTGACGCGCTCGCCCTTCTTCCACGACACGACGGACATGCGTTCGTAGCCCGTGCCGTCGCGGTCGCGCAGGATGCGGCGGCTCTCGGCGTACACGGCCTCGCTTGCGCGCTTCGGGATGGGAAGGGACGCCACCTTGTCGTGGTAGGCCCTGCCGTTCACGGCGCGGCGGCTCACGTCTGCGGCGGTGCCCGCGCCCTTGCCCGGCATGAACTTCTCGCGCACCCAGGTCTTGTCCGTGGCAAGCGGGTAGATGCGCTCCTTCGATTCCACGGCGGCCTCGCGCGTGCGCTCGCGGGACAGGTAGGGATGGGCGGCTATGTGCTCGCGCTGGCGCTTCTGCAGCTTGCCCAGGCGCAGGCGCTCCTTGGTGTTGTCGAGCCCGGCGGCCTCCAGGGCCGTTGCCTCGCGCTTGGCGGCGCGTATGCCGCGCTCAAGCTCGCGCTGCTTCTGCTCTGCCTGGTATCGCTCCTCGCGCTTCTCGTCGCCGCCATCGGGATCGCGCTCGTACCGCAGCTGCTGGCCCTCCACGTAGATGCCGAAGTCGTGCTTGCAGTTCGCGCCGCACAGGCCATCGACAGAGCCGTAGCCCGTCTCGCGGTAGAACGGCGGGTACTTCTTGGACTTGCCCGACAGACTGAACACGCGGCCCTGCCACTTGGCGTGGCTCTCGCGCGCCCCGCTGTGCGAGGAGGTCTGCACGAGGTCGTGCCCGGTCTCTTCAAGCAGCTCCAGCGTGTTGCGGCTGCCGGCCTGCACCGCCTGCGTGCGAATGTGGCGGCGCATGGCCACGTCCGCCTGCGCCCACGCCCCGCTCTTGTAGTCCACGACGGACACGCCGCGCCGCGCCAGCTTCAGCACGGCCTCGCGGGTGGCCTGCTCGTAGCCCGCCATGCCCGAGTTCACCCGAGCCACGGCCTGCGCCACGACTTCGAGGTAGGCGCGCTGCACGTTGGCGGGCATCTTCAGGTTGTCGCGGCTCACGACGTCCTGCACTCCCGCCGCCGTGGCCCGCGCTGAGTTGTGCAGCCTCCACTGCATCGTCTTGGACAGCGCGCCCATGGCCGTGCCCAGCGTGGCCAGGTCGGCCTCGGCGCTCTTGGCCACGGCCTCGGCCGCAGCCTTGGCAGCCTCGCGCGCGGCTCTGCGGCCCTCCTCGTTCATGGCCTTCTGCACGTCCTTGGCGGCAAGCGCCGCCTTGCGGGCGGCCTGCGAGTAGGCGCTGTCGCCCTCGAAGTCGATGGAGCCTATGAGCGCGGCGTAGATGCACACCAGGCGCAGGGTGTATTCGTCCATGGCCCCCTGCGCTGCGTCGGTGAAGTGCTCTATGTAGTCCGGCCCCAGCATCAGGCGAGCCCGTCGCCCAGCATGTCGAACGCGCCGCCCTGCTGCTCGGGCACGTTGGCCTTGGCCTCGTTGCTGGTCTCGCCGTAGAAGCGGCGGCGGTACTCCCACGGGGCCATGATGCCCGCGCCGACCTCGCTCATGGCCATCTCGCGCGCGCTCTGCGTGTCGCTGATGATGGAGTCGTCGAAGTCCACGGTGACGTCGCCGTAGGGCACGGCCTCGCCCTTGATGCTGCGGCACGCGTCGGCCATGCCGTTCACGAGGCGCACGATGGACTTGCGCAGGGCGTTCTCGTGCCGGTGGATGGATCGCATCAGCTGCGAGTTGTCGGCCGCCACCTCCTTGGCGGTCTTCAGGCCCGTGTGCGACTCCCAGGAGAAGTAGCCGTTGCCGAAGCCGCACGCCACCGACAGCAGGCGCAGGCCCGTGTTGATGGCGCTGGCGTTCTCGTCGGCCTTGAGGTCGCTCTGAACGGTCTGGATCTTGGCCGACCCCTCGTCGCCGGGGTTCATGCTGAAGATGGTGTCGTCGGCCTCGCCGAAGGCGTAGTAGGTCTTCGTGAGGCTGCCGTCCGGCCCCTTGTCGGTCTTGGACTCTATGAGGGTCTTGTCCACGAACGTGCGCGGGCGGCCCACGCGAATGTGGTCGAGCAGGGAGGTGGCGGCCTCGTCGACCACCTTCATGGCCCCCACGGCGTTGCAGTACACGCTCGCGCCCATCGCGCAGTAGTCGTAGAAGCGGTTCGACACGGCGGGGCGCACCAGCGCGAAAAGCGGGCGGGTGCAGCGCGTGTCCATGTCGGCACTGATGCCCTCGACCGCCACCTGCTTGTGCGTCTTGGTGTCGAACAGCTGCGTGAGGATGTGGTAGGTGCCGCCCTTGAGCACGTGGGCCTGGCACTGGTCGTAGTCGCGCCCGGCGACCTCCACGCGGCCCACGAACGCGCACTGCGTGCAGTCGTCGGCGCTCCACGTGAGCGGGACTATCTGCGTGGCGTCGTAGCGCACGATGCGCAGCTCGGCGTCGGGCGTGTAGGCGCTGTCGGTCACGCCTCGCGGTTCGATGACCCACGCGCCCGTGCCCATGGCGAACGCGCGGGCTATGAAGTCGGCGTTGTCCATGGCGAACGATGTGGGCGCGTCGCCGTCCTCTGTCGGCTGCGGCGCGGCCTGGCCGTCCTCGTGCCCCTCGTCGCCGACGCCGCCCGTCGCCTTGGGGTTGGCGAAGTAGCGCGCCATCCAGGCGCGGCGCTCGTCGCTCGTGCTGGAGATGATCGTGCTCTCGTTCATGAGCAGACTGGCCCACTCGTCGGCCACGAGCGCCGCCGGGTGCAGGCTGGCGCGCTCGCGCTTGTACACGCGGAAGCCGCGCCGCTCGCTGTAGTGGTACCAGCCGTTGTTCGCCGCGAACCAGCCGAACCAGACGCCCACCATGCCCTGCATGCGGGTGTCCGGCTGGTATCCCATGCGGCGCAGCCACGCCTCGGCGTAGCCCGTGTTGCCTCGCTTCTCCATCAGAGGTTGCTCCTTATCCACAGTCCTGCGGCGTAGCCCGCCGCGTCTATCGCGTCGTCGTTCACCTTCGGCAGTGTCTCGGTTATGTCGCCCTGCCCGTTCGACACGTACTCGAACTCGGGGAACTCCTTGGCGGCGAGCGGGCAGCGGTCGGGGTCGATGACTATGCGCGTAAGGTTCTGCATCCACCTGATGCGGCTCTTGGGCGCGTTCAGGCCCTGCTTGAGCGACTTCTGCGCGCCGATGCCCTGCTCCTGGTAGTAGAGGATCATGCCGCGCGCCGCGCTGTCGCACCACACGTCGGCGGCGGGGTCCTCGGCCGCCTGTAGCTTGGCCGCCACCAGCTCGGCGGTCTTGACGTCGATGGCCTCGGTTCCCTGGCGGCTCTCCTCGTCCAGCAGGTACAGCACGCGCTCGTTCTCGTCGTAGCCCGCCTCCATGAACACCCACGGGTGCACGCTGCCCGCGTCCACGCCGAACGAGCGCAGGGCGATGGACGCGCGCTCCTCCGCGGTGATGGGGCGTATGTCCAGCAGCTCGTCGGGGAACACCTCGGAGCCCGTGCCGATGACCTCGCCGAGCCATTGCCAGCGGTAGGAGTCGGGCGTCTTGCGGCGGCTGCGCTCGGCCTCCGCCAGCGCGGTGGCGCTTATCCACTCGGGGTGCTCGTCTATGACGTCCAGGTACGTGGTGTGGCATATGAAGCGCCCGTCCTCGCCCGGGTGGGCCTCCAGGTCGCGCGCCTCCTTGTTCACCCAGTTGCGCGCCGAGCGCGGGGGGTTGTAGCTGTAGAAGACCCAGAACACGTCGCCGCCGCGCAGGAACGTGGCAAGCACGCTGCGCACCTCGTCCATGCCGTCGAACTCGTCTACCTCCTCGAACCACACCACGGCGCAGTAGCCGGTGCGGAACTTCGCGGACTTCAGCTTCTTCGGCTTGTCGCATCCCACAAAGCGTATGACCTGCCCGGTGGGGCGGTACGTCACCTCCATGGGGGACAGGCCGAAGTCGAACAGGTGCGCCACGCCCAGCACGTCGCACGCCCAGCCTATCTGCTCGTACACGGACGTGCGCAGCGTGTTGCCGACCTTGCGCAGCACGACGGCGTTGGCCTCCGGGTTGAGCATGATCAGCAGCACGATGGCGATGGATATGAACGACGACTTGGTGGAGTTGCGCCCGCCCTTGAACCAGTAGTGCGTGAACTCGTGCGCCTTGATGGAGCGCCACACGCCGGCGAACACGGAGGCCACGACGTCCGAGAGCCTAACCGAGGTCGTCAACGATGGTCACCCCCGCCTCCGCCATGGCGGCCTTCGCGCCGTCCACGCCGAACATGTCGTTGAGCAGCTTCACGCTCTCGGTTATGGCCAGGCGCGCGTCGCCGTTGATGCTGCCCTCGGCCGCCTGGCGGCGGAAGATGGGCAGCGCGCCGTCCAGCACCTCGAACAGCGGGGCGGCCGCGTCCTGCAGCTCCCAGCGGCAGTCCTTGGCGGCCGCGTCGCGGATTTCCTGGATTCTGTGCGCGATTCGTGGGTCGCGCATCAGCTTGGAGGCGGCGCAGCTTATCGAGTTGTAGTTCATCCGCTTGCAGTCGTAGGCCGCGCGGTACGCGTCCTGCTGCTTGGCGCGGGGCTTGGCCATCTCGCGGGCGAACGCCTCCTGCTTCGCCGTGAGCGGCTTGTCCTTCTTGGGCACCTGCGGCCTCCTTCCTGATTAGTTTCGCGCTAGCCAAGTGACGCGATCACATCGCGCTCGCGCGGCGAAAGCGCGAAACGCTCTGCGGCTGCACGCTCTGCGGCTGCACGCTCTGCGGCTGCACGCTCTGCGGCTGCACGCTCTGATATGAGGTAGCCGCTGCCGTATATCGCCTTGTTCTGCACGCGCTGCGCGTCGAGCGCCCTCGTGAAGCTGCACTCCTGCGGCCCCACGCGGAAGTCGATGCCGTACTTGGAGTAGCGCGCCAGCATGGGCGCGGTCAGCACCTCGTCCGGGTACTCGTACTTCGGCAGCGCCTTGGCCTTCTCGCGGCGCAGGCGCTCTATCGCGGCATCCAGCTCGGAGCGCAGGTCGGGCGCGCTGCGAGCCTGGGCGGGGTCGAGGTTGGTCACGAACGACGTGTTGACGCTTGCGCCGTTGGCGTACGTCACGCCGACGCCCGTCACGACCTTGCAGCAGTTGCGGATGCCCATGCACGTCAGGGTGGGGGCGAACAGGAAGAAGCCCACGCCGCGCTCCTGGTAGTGCTTGACGATCTTGCTCAGGATGGAGAACGGCGGGTTGTCCACCACCGTGCAGCCCTGCGGGTACTCCTCGCGCTCGTAGTCGCCGCCCGGATAGAACGGGCGCGCCACCTTCGCCAGGTCGAACCCGTACTCCCGGTGCGCCCACCGCAGCACGCAGTCGTACACCTCGGGCGGGGTGTAACAGTCGTCCGTCGTCCTTTTCGGCTCGAACTTTGCCGTGAACTCCTCGTATGTCTCGCCTCTCGCCATGCGTCTCCTATCTCTCGGCCCATATGGTCGCAAGCGTGTCGCCGGGCACGGAAAA